AGGTGCTGCCGGAGCAACTGGCCAAGAAGAGGCCCCGCCGCAAGGCTGCTGAACCGGTGGGGGTGGCGGCATGATCCCCTGTCCCGAATGCGGAGCCATTGGCCACCGGGTCATTGAATCCCGCTACCAACCCAAGGCACAGGCCAAGCGGCGCCGCTGCGTCTGCAAAACCTGCGGGCACCGCTTCAACACGCAGGAACGGGTATGGACCGGCGATCTTAAACCTTTTCCTGAGCCCGTGGCAACTACGCCGCAACACTCGACGCAGGAACTGGAATGGCTTGCTCGGCTGGCCAACTTGGAAGCGCGGCTTGAGGCACTGGCAGCAGCACCAGCATCGGCAACCACCATCACGTTGCTGCCGATCGAGCAGCTAAACCTCAGCACCACCCGCGCCTACCACCTGCTGAAGCGGGCACGGATCACCACCGTGGGCCACCTGCTGCAGCACACCCCTGCGGACCTGCTGAGCCTGCGCATGTTTGGCACCACATCGCTGGCCGACGTGGTGATGGCCCTGGGCGAGCTGGGGCTGGAGCTGCCACGCGAGAGGGTGAGCGCATGAGCGGCAGCCGGTAGCCTGATGCTGCCGGGTCGGTCCCATCCGTAAGGACGGACACCGGTGGGGGGTGCTTTCGGTCGCCTCCCTGGAACCGGATCCAACGACCCCGGTAGGCAAGGGGCTGGCTTAGGTCAGCCCCTTTTTATGCGCTATGGTTGTGGTGTTCGGCGGGGACGCCGGACAAACCGAAGTCCGTATTCACCATGAAAACCCTGGCTATGCCCGCCTCCCCAGGCGGGTCACCTTTCGCGTCCGATGTTGAGCGTGCCCTGTGGGAGCTGGGCTACCCCAACGACTTTGAGACCGAAGCCGAGGCCCGCGCCGCCATCGCGGAGCTGTGCGCCACCTCCCCGGAGTTTGCGGCTGCCCTCACCTTCACCTTTGTGGAGGCCTGAGCCATGCGCACAACCTGCGAATGCTGCGGCGAGCCCCTCGCCCTGCCCCCCGCGCAACCCGCACCGGCCCAGATCGAGGCCCGCGAGTGGAACGGCCACGCCATCCAACGGCGCCACGCCGATGGCTACGTGAACGCCACAGCGATGTGCAAGGCCAACGGCAGGCACCTCCCCCACTACCTGACCAACGCCCGCACAAGCGAGTACCTGCAGGCCCTTTCGGGGTCCGTCGGAATTCCGACTGACCACCTGAAGGTCTCCATCGGCACCGGTCCGAACCACCTGCGGGGCACCTGGATTCACCCCCGCCTGGCGGTGGACCTCGCCCGCTGGATCTCACCCTCCTTTGCCGTTTGGATGGATGGCTGGTTCCTGGAGCAGTTCCAGCCCGCTCCTTCGCCCACCACCACCAACCACCGCCAGCCCACCACCAACCGCTTAACCGCCAGCCGTCAAGGATTCCTTGACACCTCCCCCCGCATCGTGATCCACGCCGCCTCGAATGAGGAAGCCATCGCGATCTGGGAGCAGGCGGTGGCCAACACGGTGCTCGATGGCCTGACGCGGCACCGCTCACGCACCCTCAGGCTCGGGGCTAGCCCCCGTTACGAGGTGACCATCACCGCCTGATCCCTGGCCCTGGCAACCGCCGGGGCTTTCCTTTTGGCGCCCATTGTTACGGTTTCTGAAACGCAACAACGTCACCGCTTTACGAAAGCGGGTTTTATGGCTTATGATTTGTGGACCGGGGCAAAGACCCGGCCACCACCACCCGACCGCCAATGTCCACCCCCCTCGCCGACGCTCTGCTCACCATCGAAGAGCACCCCCTCTGCTCCATCGTCGAGCAGCGACAGTCCGACGACCTGGCCCCCTGGTTCTACGTGCAGAACGGCGACAACGAGGACTACACCGACGCCGACGACCTGGCCGCCACCCTCGCCAGCTACGACACCACCGGCGCCGCCTACCGCCTCACCGTGCTCCTTCCGCTGTCAGCCGAGGACTACGACACCGAGCCCAACGGCTGGCAATCGCTCACCATCAACGAGCGCAACAGCCTTGCCCTTGCGTACGCCTGATCGCTGCCCTTCCCAAATCACACTACCTAGTTTCCCTTCATGGCAAACCCAACCACCGTTGAAGAATTGCTGGATCACTGGCCTGGCAATATCCCATTCAAGGGAAGTCTCGTTAGCGAAGACGGCTCTTGCATGTGTGCGCAAGGACAAGCTCTGCACTTTCTCGACGGCATGTCTGCCGAAGATCTGCGCAACCTTGAACAGGCAAAAGTAGACAAACGCATTGCCGAGTTATTTGGTATCAGCCGCGCTCACGCAGTGTTGCTGCGAATTGTTAATGACAGGCAAGATGGTGCGCCAGCTTGCGTCATCCGCAACCCCGAACAGGTTTTAGGTGGCCAAGCGCAGGCAGTGCTTGCTTTTTGGCGGCATCTTGACCGCATGACTGCAAAAGACTGGACCGCCGCACGGACCGCCGCACGGACCGCCGCATGGGCCGCCGCACGGGACGCCGCACGGACCGCCGCATGGGCCGCCGCACGGGACGCCGCAGGGGACGCCGCATGGGCCGCCGCAGGGGACGCCGCACGGACCGCCGCATGGGCCGCCGCATGGACCGCCGCAGGGGACGCCGCAGGGGACGCCGCAGGGGCAACTAATGAAATCCAAGGCGCTGCAGTTATGCGTGCAAAAGGTGTCTCGTTTTTCTTCCTGCCGCTATTTGGGTTTGCAGACCCAGAAGCTGTACTAGCAGCAGATAAGACTTAACCGCTGCCCTTCCCAACCCACACCGCCCCGCTACCAATGCCCACGATCAACCACACCCCCCGCCAGCAGCCCGTAGCTGCCGCCCTCGATCAGCTCCTGACCGATGCAGAGGCTATTGCCCGCGCCATTGAAGACAACGCCCGCGAAGACCGCAAACCAGTGGACTTCCTGGCCCTCAGCAACTGGCGCCGCCGTCTCAACGCCATCAACGACGCCCTTCACAACGCCTCAATGGTTACGCCCTCTTACCTGCCCGCCTACCCCTCCTGCACCGGCAAGGAACTTCACTGAGCCATGGCTTTCTCCATCACCTACCACCGACCGCACCATGCAAATGCCACTTTCCCTGGCATCTTCCAAGCCAACGACCTACAGCACACGGAATGGATCACGCCCGAAGGCTGGGACGCCTGCCAGGCACAGACAGCTTTTGAAGACCGACACCCCGGCTGTATCGTCATTCGCTGCGATGACATTGGCAACCCGTACGGCAACCTTCCCTAGGATTTTTCCCATCGCCCTTTGCGCCATGTTTAACAGACATTGCTTTGATCTTAGGCGCAACGTCAATGCAGGAGATTGGCTTCTGGTACTAGCATTCACTGCCTTCTTTGCTGCAATAATCTCTCATGGCTGATTTAGACATAGAGATTGCGCCATCATGCGGCAACTGCCGCTACAGCGTCATGCAGGACGCTCTAAGGGGCACATGCAATCGCTACGCCCCACGGCCTGTAACAAATTCTCCACAGCCTGAAGCGACCTGGTGGCCTCCAGTAGAAGCCAGTAATTGGTGCGGGGAGTGGGCACCGCCCCCCACTGACGACGAGCTGTTCGCTGACTACCTGGCACGCTCTGCAGGCACCATGCCCAGCTTTCACGGGATCCCGGTACTACCTACCGACAACCCAGCCCCTTCTTTTCCCACCTACGACGTTCCCTTCGAGGATCCCCTTCGATGACGACATACCAACTCTCCTGGTACATCAAACGCACCCCCGGCCCCGGACGTCGCGCACTTGTCGGCACCGAGCGGTTTGACCTGTTTGCTGCTGCTGCAACTCAAGCCGAAGCATTGCTGAATGCAGGGCATGAGGTTCGGATCTTGCCGCTGGAGGTGAAGACGTGAACAAACTACCCGAAACCACCCTGGCCTGGCTGCGCCAGACCGCCAAATTTGAAGGCGCCGTTACTGCCCAGGCGCTGTTGCATGTGCTGGGGCGCCTGGAGGCGCTGGAGGCTGCGCAGCAGCAGCCCACCCCCGAGGCTGCCCCGGTGGCCACGGATAATGGGCTGGTGCGCTGCTATGCGCAGGCGGTCGAAGATGCCCTTAAAGCTGGCCACGGCATTGATTGCGCGGCTGCCGCTGCCCTCCGCGCCGTCTACAACCTCGACCGCCAGCACGTCGCCGCCCAGCCCCCAGCCGCCCAGCCCGCCCCGCCGGCCGCGCCTGCCTGGCCTGCCGGGGGGTTGGTGGAGCGGGTGGAAGCCCGCGCCGGCGGTGATGGCCACGCCGCAATCCGCGAGGTGGCGGCGTGGTTGAACGAGCGCG